TGCTGCCGATCGTGGGACAGCTCGCCGCGTCCGTCGGGCAGATCCTCGGCCCGGCGCTGGCCAACGTAGCGATCGCCCTCGCCCCCGTGGTCCAGGCGTTCTCGAACGCGCTGCTTCCCGTCCTACCGACCTTGACGCAGGCCTTCGTCACCCTCGTCACCGCCCTGACCCCGCTGGCGCTCCTGATCGGTACGACACTGGCCGACGGGATCAACGCGATCGCCCCGATCCTGCCCGTACTCGCGCAGGCCTTCGCTCAGATCGCGGTGGCGGTCGCCCCACTGGTGCAGCAACTAGTCACACAACTCACGCCGATCCTGCCGCAGATGACACAGTCCTTCGCGGACCTGCTTACCTCAGTCGTGCCGCTGGTACCGGTCATCGTGCAACTCGTGCAGGCCATCGCCCCACTCGCCGTGCAGGTGATCCAACTCCTTGGGCCGGCGCTGCAGCTTGGAGCGACCATCACGGGTTGGACGGCGATGAACGTGGTGATCCCGATCATCACGGGCATCGTGGACGCCCTGACCCGGATCACTAGCGTTTCGCTGGCTGTGCTCGCAGCGGTGCAAAACTTCCCGGGGCAGATCTCCGCGGTCCTCAACAGCGCACGGGACCAGGCGGTCAGCATCATAAACTCGCTGGTCAACAGCGTTGTTAGCGTCGTGAGCACGCTGGCTTCTCGAACTCGGGCGGCTATCAGCCCGATCATTGCCAACGTCGGCAACATCCTCAGCGCGGCCAAGAGTGCCGCCGTGTCGGCCGCGACGTCCCTCGTCGGCCAGGTCGTGTCGGTAGTGGCGTCGCTTCCCGGGCGTGCCCGCAGCGCCCTCGGCGGTATCGGGTCGGCACTGACGGGGGCGGGCCGGTCGCTGATCGATGGGTTCGTTGCTGGTGTCCGGGCGCGGGTGGGGTCGGCGCTGGCAGCGGTGAGCAGTATGGCGTCGTCGTTGAAGAACGCAGCGAAGGCAGCACTGAAGATCAACTCTCCGTCGAAGGTGTTCATCGAGATCGGTAAGTCCGTCGTTGAGGGCCTCGTCAAGGGCATCGACACGAAGTCCGCATCGGATATCAAGGCGACCGCTGACCGTCTCGTCTCGCAGATCACCAGCGCGTTCAAGGGGAAGAAGACACGGATTGACGACCAGCTTGTTGCGAACGTCCGTAAGCAGTCGGCGAAGTTGCAGAAGTTGGCGGACCAGCGTGACGCGATCGCGAAGAAGATCGCCGACGCAACGCAGTTCGCAGCGCAGACGACGCAGGCAGCCAAGCAAGCATTCTCGCTGCAGAGCATCGCTGCCGCGGTCACACCGCAGGGCGGGAAGCTGAACGTTGACGCGCTCGTTGGAGGCCTCGACGCAGCCGCGGCGAAGATCCGGCACTTCAACTCGCAGATTCAGGCCCTAGCCAGGCGCGGCGTCAACAAGTCCATTCTCAGTCAGCTCATCGGGCTCGGGCCCGACCAGGGCGCCGGGCTCGCGGACACGCTCAGCAAGGCATCCGCGCAGCAACTCGCCGACCTCTCCGACGCCCAGGCCCAACTCGACAAGGCCGCGAAGAAGTTCGGCAACGACTCCGCTGACGTCCTCTTTGATCAGGGGAAGAACGCGGCGAAGGGGTTCTTGCAGGGCTTGAAGGACCAGGAGAAGGCCATCGAGAAGCAGATGCGTTCGATCGCCGATGCACTGGTGGCGCAGATCAAGAAGGCCCTGAAGATTCACTCGCCGTCTCGTGTCCTGCGGGGGCTGGGCAACTTTACGGGCGCCGGTCTCGCCCTCGGTATCCGCGACCAGATCGGCGCGGTTCGGAAGGCAGCGCAGCGCGCATCGCAGGCTGCGAGCGATCCGTTCGGCGTCGGTGTGGGGGTTTCCCTCAACCCCCGCTCTACGGGACGTCAGGCGGCTGCTAGCACCGCCGCCGGCCGCACGATCAACCAGACCGTCAACGTGTATGAGGTCGCCGACGGGCGGAACACGGCCGAGCGTGTTCTGCAGCGGCTGCTCGTGGCCGCCGGGCCGCTGTAACCACCGCTCGTACACTGATCACGCCACTACATGGGCCATGGAAGGACGCGGATGCTGCAGGACTACGCAGAGATCGGCGGCGTCGAGGTCTGGAACATGGCCCGCCTGTCCGCCTACCTCAAGAACGTGGGCAGCCCGTTCGACACCGGTGCTGCGGTCTGCTCCTGCGACACGCTGACCCGGGCCGTCATCGACAACGACCCGACCGCACCCGCATACGACACCCCAGCCACCGACCCGGCGCCGTGGTACGACGTCGACGTCCCCGACTCGGCGAAGTTCCTCGGGTTCATGCCGATCAGCGTGGATGGTCTCGACGACAACCCGCGCGCCCGCACGGTGACCAACGCAGTCGGCGGGGGCGGCGTGTTCGGCCCGGTCCGTGCGCTGCCCCGCACCATCACCGTCACGGGGCTGCTGATCGGCGCATCCTGCTGCGGCGCCGACTACGGCATGCACTGGCTCACTGAAGCGCTGGCCGGCTGCGCGGACACGGCGTGCGGCGGTGACTGCGCCACGTTCTACCAGTGCTGCCCGGAGGCGACCGAGACACCGGCTCAGTTCAACGCCCGGCGTAGGCGCACCCTCAGGGACGTCGCACTTGTTGCCGGCCCTACGGTCACGGACCGGGTCGGTGGAAGTTCGTGCGGTGGCACGTGTGGTGGCGGAGAGATCATCCAGGTGGAGTTCACGCTGGTCGCCGCCTCGCCGTGGTTTTGGACCGACCCGACGCCGGTCCTGGACGTGCCGATCCCTGCGGGCGGTAGCGGTGACTGCGTCGACTGGTGTGTGCGGGGTTCGGGTGGCGCGCATGACTGCGCGCCGTCGGAGTGCCTGTTCCAGGCGTGCGTGAGTGATTCGTCGGCCTGCTCGGACCCGCTGCGGACGCCGGTGACGCCACCGCAGCCGCAGTTGCCGACCACCTCGTTCTGTATCCCGTTCGCCCCCGAGGTCGCCTGCTACACCCTCGACTTGACGGCCCGGCCGGGCTGGTCCGCGGACGTTCCGATGATCACGATCAACTCGGGGTCGTCCGAGCTGCGGAACCTGCGGATCGTGTTCTATGAGAAACCGGCCAACGCTTCCGGCTTGACCTGTGACGAGGTCGCGAACACCAACCGGTGCAACACCGCCGAAGACTTCGTGATCACCTACATGCCCGCAAACAGCACGATCACGATCGACGGGCAGACGGGGAAAGCCACGCTCGACTGTCGCGGCACGTGCGTGTCGGCATCCACCGTGTACGGCGACCAGGACGGCGGCCCACTCAACATCAAAGACCTCGACGGCTGCCAGTACTGCATCTGCCTGGAATCGGACAACCTGCATGTCTCGGCGCCCGATGCGAGCGTCAGCATCTCGGTGACCGGCAGGGGGCTGTGACATGACGCTCGGCTGTTCGTCAGCTACCTACACCGTCACCGACCGCAACGGCGGCCAGGTAGCCGCGTCGGGTGTCCTCACCGACGTGTCATGGTCCCGAGTCCTCAACGACGTCAGCACGGCCTCAGCAACTATCGGGGTGTCCGGTCCGGGCTGCTGCGCCGAACTCGGCAACCTCCGCGCCTGGGCGCAGACCCTGAACATCTACCGGGGCAGCACCTTCGTATGGTCCGGGCCGATCACGAACGTTGACTGGACGCAGGACACGGTGCAAGTCACCGCTGTTGACGTCCTCGGCTGGCTTGACCGCCGCGTCCCCCACCAGAACCTCACCTTCACCAATACCGACCTCACCGAGATCGCCCGTCAGTTGATCGATGACGGCTACGCCCCAGACGACCCGGGCCACACCGTTACGGTCGTCGGCCCGGCCGGGGTGACCGGTGGGCGCACCTATACGAAGGACGTCGGACAGACCGGGGATTGGCTGCGGGACCTCGCGAAGACCGGTATCGACTTCACCGCGGTCGGCAACAACATCGTCATCCTGCCCGACAACTTTTGTGACGTCGTTGGCCGGCTCACCGACAAGGATCTCCCGGAGGGGCTGACGGTCACCGAGGACGGCGCATCGCTC